GTTCGTACTATAGCTATTAAGCCTAGCAACCATTTCATTAAATCCTGTTACACGTGATGCCATTATTCTGCCCCCTCTGGCCTTTGCGACCAAACTGCTTTAAACTGAATAAACTCTTTGAACACATAATCTGTTGGCGCACTAGTAATAGTCAAATAGCCACCTCTGTATTTAATCCGCATATCAGGCTTAACGATCTTATCAACACGATACCTAACAGTTATATCTAATCCATCTTTTAACGACTCCTGATTAGCTTGTAAGTATGAACTAGATTTAATCGGCTTAACCCTGGCAGAAGTAGACCAATAAACTACCTCAGTATCTACAGTCCCTCCAGCGCCATCACTGACTGACTGCATGGCCATTATCTCAATACGCTGATTTAGTTCGCCTGTCTTAATCATAACACTAGATTACGGGAATAAGATGAAGCTAATAATACAGCTTGAGGACATACACTTGAGGCGTTCGGTTCGCCTCTGTTCTTATACATCCAATCAACTTGTGCCATGATCGCTTGTTTAAGTGCTTTAGGCAATGATTCGGAGGTGTAGCCTGTATTGTATGTAACGGTGTAAACTGTATCGCTTTCTAATACATTCCAAGTCCAAGGTGTAACGTAGCTATTATCTTGAGCGTAAAACCATTCAATCCCTGTAGATCCTACTGAATTGATAGCTATCGTTTTATTCTGCCATGCTGAAACGGTGTAATCGGTTGTAGGTAATGTATCCGCTCCATCCGATACCGATGCGACCGACACATTAGGGCTTAAAGGTAATTGCAACGGATAACCATTCCATTGTACCTCAACATCACGATTAGCTAAGCCAACGTTTAACCATCCCTCAATAACAGCCCTAGCAGCACTAATTAAACCATTCAAATCACTATCCTCAGATGAGTAATCCGCATCAATACGTGAATACGCTTTCTGTTCTGCAAGCGTTATTGGTTCGGTTATATCCGGTGAATCAATTATTTGGTATGACATAGTAATAGGATTGTTACATTCAAATATAAGGATTTAGATTAACTTAGTGATATGGAAAATAAAGATCTTCAAATAGGCAATTTTGTATTAAATTATTTAAAAGAGCCTATATTAGTTGAATCAATAATATGCGATTTCAATGAATGCACTATTAATAGCGATATAGTTGAGTTATTTGACCCTATCCCATTATCTAAAGAATGGCTATTGAAATTAGGGTTTGTAAAAAAACATAATGACAACGAATTGTATCATGAATTTTTAATTTATTTTATTGGATCAAATAGATTTTGGTTTTTAGATAAAGAAGATGGTATTGTGAAAAATCATTTAATGATACCAAAAAAACTTAAATATGTCCATCAACTTCAAAATATCATAACATTGATGTCTTAAATCTACCTAACTGCTAGCCTTTTTACTTTTACCCTTAGCCTTAGCTTTCTCTACTGGCTTTTCCTCAATTACCTTCAACGCTTCTGCTTTCTCCGATTCAACTCTTTGCTGTTCGATCTCGTGCGCTTTGTCTTGCTTATCCTGCTCAGTCTCGGTTACCTCCGCATCTTTAGGCGCTACTTTACATAGCTTATGTTCCTCTGTAAGGTATTTAAAATCAGATTCGGTAGATACAGGGAATATATCGTTTGCATCGTATATACGGCCTGTAGGAGCGTAAAGAAACCTAGTTAACGCCTGTACTTTGAATTGTGGGTTTTCTTGCATGGTGATGGAATTGTTATAATGTAAATATAGCGTTTAGTTTCAAATAAAAAAAACCCTAACTAGGTCATAAGCATAGTTAGGGAATTAGCGGTGGAACCTGCCATTTTTGTCTTGCAATACAAATATAGTAAAATAATATTTTAATAGTAATATATTTATTAGTATATTTGAATATGGAAAAACGAACATATTTCACAAAAAAGCAATTAATCTCATTCGGCAACTATTTGCTATCAAACGAGAGAACAGAATCATTTAAGGTAATATCTATGGATAACTTAGAGGAAAGGTTATCTAGGGTTAATCATTCTGATGTAGAGAACTGGAAAGAAGTAAGCAAAAACATTCAAGATGAAACAAGTAGAGAGGAAAGGCTTGAATTAGTAATAATGAGGCTTCAAAATATAGCCGACACACTAATACAACAGTAAAATGAAAAATCTTATTACTACCACTAAATGGGGATTGTTTAATAATATAACCGAAAAACAATTGGAAGATTATCGCAAGAATGAGTTGATAGTTAAAAGCAAAGAAATGCAAACTATGTTTGATTTATTGCAAGATGCAGAAAGGTATCTTTTAAAAGAAGAGTATGGCCCCCACTATCAGATATTAGAAGTGTTAACAAATTATATTAAAGACTATGTTAAAATCATTTAAAGCCTACCTATTATTTAAGAGAATTTATTTAGAGTTCCTTTTTTATGATACACTTTGTGGTATTGTTTATGGCGACTATAAAACCTATAGATTAAAAAGCGGTAAATTATTCAATGAAATGAAGAAAATGTATTATGAGCGTTGAACTACAAAACCTAGATTGTAATTGTAATAATTGTGCCTATATGGAACGTGATTTAGATAAATTTGCTAAGTCCGTAGAAGATCATAAACGATGGCAATTGGATAGCTTTAATTCCGATAAAGAAAATGCAATTAGAGGTATTAAATTCCAGTTCGATAAAAGCCAATGTTACATTAATTATGGTAGGTGTTATCTTTTAGATAAAGATGTTTCTTTCATCCCTAACACATTACAATTATATACTCAGTCGTGTTTTGTAAATAGGAAATCATAAAAAACCCTCTGATACTTCACAGCGTCAGAGGGAATATGAAAAACTAGAAAACTTAAAACTAAGGCTTAGTTAATGCAGTGATAGCAGTAGCAAACGTACCTTTCACAAACGCATTCAACCAATTCGACTTAACATACAATACTGCTCTCATTTCAGCAAGGATTGTAACTAAGTTCCTGATAAAGTCATCATTAACATAACCGATCTGGATATTAACATCCTCACGAATAGCTAATGTTGCTTTCTTGAAATCTCCAACTAGGAACGTTCCAACTGCTACACCATTGTTAGCAACGACACGAAGTCCAGCAATAGTCATTCCATCAGCAGAACTAAATGGAGGTAATAAATAGCGTCCTTCTGCGTCTTTAACTAATTGCATAGCATAGTAATCAGCAGGGTTAACTACAATCGTATCAGCTACAAAGTTAGCAGCAGCGATTTGAGCAACAGCAGCGACCATAACATCAAAGCGATTCGGAGTAGGTACAAGCAATGCCATTGTAGATACAGCAGCAAATGTAGGCGCTACAGTTAAGATACCTTTAAGGTTTGGAGAAGTGCCATCACCAGAAAGAATCTGCTCATCTAATTTCAAAGCAACTAATTCACGAAGCTCAGTGTTAATCTCACCTTGCAAGAATTTAATATCTGCCAACGCTTCTTTAGATACTTTAATCCAAACAGCAATTTTCTCAACTTTTGCACTAGCTTCAACGATATCAAAATCAGTTTGCGGTTTTAACGCTCCCTCTGCTACTGTTCCTGCAACCCCTGGGTCTGCATTCTTCTGTTCTGCCCATGCAATGTACATGTTATCAGTAGTCAGAATACGTACCAATTCACGCATAAACGGTTGACGTCTTTGGATACGAGCAAACTCAGTATCAAAGTTAGTCAGGCCAATTACACCAGTATAGTTGGTGCTGATTTGCATTGTACCAGCAGCTTTCATAGTGAAGTTAACCTTACCTGAACGGTCATCAGCCATAGACTTCAGTGCGTCTTTGTTAGTCTCAACAAGATCCTTAAGTTCTGCCTCAAATGATTTAACTACGTTAGCATCGCCAGTTTGCAAGCCTTTAACAACTTTCGCAATATCATCATGCTGTTTCTGCATTTCAGCGAAGATAGTTTCAAGAGTTTTCTCTTGGTTATCTGCTGTATCTTTTAATTTCAATGATTTAAAGGCTGCTTCTGCAATACCGTTAATCAATGTTTTAGCCTCATCTGATCCTACCTCTGCTTTTAACAGTTTAGCTAGGTTATCGGCTACGTAACGTTGTGCTACGTCTTTTGCTTTTTCTTCAACGGCTTTAATTGCTTCCGCTTTTTCCGCTGCGATTTCTTCTGGTGTCATATACCTTTTAATTTAAAAAATGTGATAAAAATGAATTGCTTTTTTGACTGCTCGCGGGCGGGTCTATGTTTACACTGCCAATAGGCGGGTTGTACATTCCTGTTAGTTCATTAGAACCATCTGTAACACAAGATATTTCGATTAACTTAGCTTCTTTGACTGCCCAAAAATAACCCTTGTCTAATGCTTTCTCTTGATTACCAATAAGACCGATATACTTATTCCAAGTCTCAAATTCTTCTTTATTCTCTTT